GGTCATTTCTTTATACACAGTCGCCTTACCATTTAGCAGCGCAAGTGTTTCTGCAACTGGCATACCAAATTGTTCCATCTTCGATCTGCAGATTTTATAATCTTGTCTGTTACGATCGCAGTGAAACTTTAAAAAGTTATCCAAGTTCCAGTTCCGTTTTCCGGTGTTCATTCTCGCAGTATCAAGAGCATCATCCGATTCAGAAATTATAAAATAAACTTCTAAACCTAATTCTTTTCTTGCCTGCAAAGTATGTTGGCCATCAATTACTTCGTAATTTTTATTTACAGTAATTGCAGCCTTCGTATCTTTATCAGCAATCAATCGTTTGATCCGTTCTACATGAACATGATCTACCTCACGATTACCTCTAGATTTTTTAAACAACGAATAATCTTTCGTTGCAAAGTATTTGTTTTTTATTTCTTTAACTGACATTTTTTTTCTCCTTATTGGTTAGTTAAAAGTTATATAAAGCAGTGCCCCAACTAAAATCAAAAAAATTTTAGGTGGTATCACTAGCAGCATGATTAAAAGACAGAATTTATAAAACTGATTGATCATATTTATTCTTCTCTCCTTCAATGTGGCTGTAGATTAAATCCATCGCGACCTGCTCATTTATCGGATAGATAGGATGCATTTCAAAGTTCATAGAGCATTGCTGCAACCTACGCATTTGTTCTTGGAAGTGATCGTCTTTGTACTCTAACGGCTCACCATTCAGGTTGTTGATTTGAGTCTTACTTAAGATGTCATCAACTTCTTTAACCCAGTTAGTGAATGTTTCACTATTGGATTTAAGTTTTATTACGTTCATGTTATACTCCTTGTTAGTCATGCAATAGTTATAATCATTAAAATAATAATTGCAAGGATTAAATAAGATAGGATAATATAGGACTATGAAGTTTATTTTAGTATTACATTTGTGCAGTATGCTTTCTCAACAATGTTTTGAGTCCTTAACTGTTAATATGGAATTTAATGACCACAGATCTTGTGCCCTTGCAGGTTATGATATTAGCGGCAAATCTTTAGAGCAATTGGATCCAAATAGAGTTAATCAAGAAGAATTAGCTGTACGATTTCAATGTCAAAAGGTTGGAAAAAAGCCAATTATACCACTTCCTAAGCCTGGAACACCCTCATAGTTGCATAAACCATACAATTTGATATATAATACTACATGAAGCTATATCGCGTCCAAGCAAATTATAAAAATATATATGTTGATGAGATGCTTGAGGCTGAGAACGATAAGGCCGCTCTTGAGACGTTTTCAAAGAAGGTTGACTCAGGAGATGTAACAGAACATGAAGGAGCTGGTTTTCATAAACCCGACTTTCTGTTTATAACCTTCGAGGAGGTTGACCGAGATGCAACTACAAAAGTTAATATCGGAAAAGCTTCAGTTGGAGTCCAAGTGGGCAACACAAGCGTTGGCGCAGGGCAGAGTAACGACTGACATGAAGTGGATCGATATAAAGATCAAAGATCTTAAAAAAAAGATTAATGATCAAAGTGTTGAAGACGCTAAAGCAGGTCTTCTTGATATCGCTAGTTAAAAAAAACTAGCATTTTTATTTTTTTCAATTATTCTGTAGGCTATCCATGTCTCGAAAAAAACCTAAAAACTTTTGGACAAAAACTAAATTAAAACAATGGGAAAAATCATTTGTTAAATGGGGCCAGTTTTATGAGCTGCACAAATTAATGATCATTAGTAGTTATGAGCCATACAAAAATGATAAAGTTAATGCTGCAATAAAATTAATTAGTTCACTTTTACAAATAGAAAAACATTCTAATCCTAGAAAATATAAATTAATAAAAGCAGGTATTCGAATGAAGCTTGACCAGGACACGGTTGATGAAATTACAAGGCAAAAATTAAATTAATGGCTAAATCGATTGTAATAAATAATTATAAAAAATTTTGGGTTAGTGATACAGCTCAAGGACATTTAATTAAAATTTGTCATGGTAACAATGATCAAGTTTTAGAGATAGATTTAAGATGGGAAGACAGAGTTCGTGATAAAAATAACAGAGTCATCAAAAAGCATCCAGTGTCGCAGCCAGAATGAAACCCCTGATCTTGTCAACCCTCTAGAATTCAATAAAATAAATTTTTGAAAAAACGTCCATGTTATAATTGGTAAAAAAATAACTTAGGAGAAAAAAATGACGTTTGTATGGAAACACCCAAATTATTATAAACAGTTTAAAGAGCAGCAAGCTTCCGAAAATGATCAGGAGTCGGAGAACAATGAGGACAAGGACTCTTCGAAACAATCTCCAGATCTTCCAGAACAAGACTAATTCTAGTGTTGTTACAGTGATCGCAGTTATTATTCCTTAGCTTCTCCCCAGGATCTTCCGAGGGCAATATCAACTTTGAAAGGTACTTTGAGGTTCTCGATTGCATTTTCCATTATCTCCTTAACGCCTTTAATATCATCTTCACTATTAATTGAAAAACATAATTCGTCATGAATTTGCAGCAGTGGTTTATACCCTGCTTTATAACATTGAATCATAGCTTCTTTTGTTTGATCAGCTGCAGATCCCTGAATTAATCTGTTTAAAGCCTTATAAGTGAAGGCTCTACGTATATTGTTGCCGTAATGGGCCTTAGCAGCCTCGTAGTCCATCGCTTTGTTCATTCCGAAGGTAGCAGGCTCCCACATGTCAAATCGGCATTTACGACCCTTTATTGTTCGAATAAAACCATATTTAGATGCAGAGCTAGATACTTCTGTAGCTAATTTCTTAACAAAAGGCACTCTACTGTTGTAAGTTTGCAACAGTCTATCAGCATCATCCTTATTAATCCCTAATTCCCTAGCTAATTTAGCCTTACCCATACCATAAAATAAACCCAAATTAATTGTTTTAGCATGTGTTCTAGATATTCCTGCCATATCAGCTACAATCTGATGAAAGTCAGCAGCCTCATTTTGATAAGCCTCTATAAACTCCGCAGCACTTTCCAATGCATAGTTATCATTAAGCGCTGCAGAGTAATGTGCAACAAGCCTAGGCTCCTGTTGTGAGTAGTCAAAACTACCCCATTGTCTACCTTCTTCAGGTAAAAACAAGCTTCTAATTTTATCACCCATTTCTTTATTTCTTGCGGGAATTTGTTGAAGGTTAGGGTTAGAATATGATAAACGTCCAGATACAGTTCCACCTTGGTCAGAACGTAACTGATTAATCTCAGAATGTATTCTTCCCTTGTGGGTATATCTTAAAATGGAGTCTATGAATGTTGAATGAAATTTATTTATTTCTCTTGCTTGTCTTATTAGTTGCGCTATTGGGTTATCACAGTTTACTAGCCAGTTCTGTGTAAAGCTTGGCTCATCACTTTTCGGTGTCCGTGGGTAATCAATACCTATTCTATCAAAAGCTTGAGCAACACTTCTTGCAGCCCAAATATCTACATCAATAGTAGTTTCTTTTTTAATTTTATGTAAAACTTCTTTCTCTTTACTTTTAAATTCTTTTTTTAATGCATGAGCTTTTTCAATATCAACTCTAATTCCTCTTCGTCTTGTATCAATCAAGATAGGTAATAGCTCCATCTCCATATCCCAAACATCATGTAAATTTTGTTTTGTTATTTCTGTTTTAAATCTTTGCCAAAGTTTTAATGTAAGCGCTGCATCTTGTTCAGCATAAAATCCAACATAGCCTGCAGGTAGCTTCCATAAATCTGCTTTAGGATCTATACCCCACTCTTTTGCTTTTTCATTTAAAAATGTTTCGTTTTTAATTTCACCTAAATAATCTTTAGCACAGGCATTCAAACTAAAACTAAATCTGTTTTCATTAATAAGAGCTGCAGCAATCATGGTATCCACAATTTTACCTTTAATTTCAAAACCATTTACAAGTAACCAGCCTACGTCATAACTTGCATTGTGAAATATTTTTGTTGCTGGAGTTTTTAAGACATCTTGCATCCAAGCAGTAGTCATTCCTAAATCCATGTTACCCCCTGCATCATGAGAGATAGGGAAATACCATTGTTGATCAAATGCTGCTACTGCAAATCCTACAATGTGGCCATCAAACGTAGCCCAACCTGTACCTTTGGTTTTCATGTTTGGATCTTTGGTTTCTAAGTCAATCGCTATTTCTTTTGCTTGAGATAGGTCTGGATATTCAGAAGGACATACCCAATCTGAATCATTATAAATAAAATTAAGTTGATGTGTCATTTTATATTTCCGTTAAAGTTTTTTTCTGATCTTCTCCAACTAAACCTTTTACCCAAGTGTTAAAAGACAAACTCATTCTATCTTTATCTTTTGTTTGCATTTTCACCTCATGATATATTTTTGAAGAAAATAAAAATAATTTATTTTTTTTAGTGGGAAAGCTATAATTTGTACTATTAAATTGATTAAATTCACTATGTGAAAAATCAAAAATAAACGGTGATTCATGAGTATGAAACGTTAAACTCGCATCATCATCATCAAAATGCATAACCCCACTTAATACACTGTTCGGATGATTATGGAAATGATGACTTTGTCCTCTTTTAGTAATGTTTGACCAAGACTGTGTAATGTAAATTTTATTTATATTTTTAATTTTAAAAAAATTATAAAAATACGTATCAATATTTTCCTGTATCCATATCTTTAACTTTTTAAGTTTTGGCAATTCTAAAATAAATGAATTCTTAGTAACTGTGTTGTTCCCATCTTCTCTTCTTTCTAAATTTTTTATAAAATCTAATTCATCATCTGTTATTTTGTAGGCTTCTTGACTCTCTCCCATTATTTTTGAAAACAAAGGATAAACTATTAATTTTTTCATTATTTTTTTAACGTAAGTATTTTTCTTCGATAAGTTCATTTAGTTTTTGTTTATTGCTAAATGCATACAATGCAGCATGATAATCTTCTGGAAATATTTCCCAAAAAGGACCCTCAGTGCCTGAACATCCTTCTCTTGCAGGATATATCTCTAAAGTAAATTTGACTTTATCTACTTTTATTTCTTTTTTTATTGTCCTCGATTTTGGCATCTGTATCTTTTAAATGTTTTATTTCTAAATCGCAATAGTGTTTTATTTTTTCTAGATCTTCAAATGGTTTACCTTTATCCAAATATCTACAAACATATTTTATTATATTCGCTTGTAATGGATTTAATTTATTAACTCTAATAAATTCCCAAGGTTGAATCGTAAACTGTTTATAATGATTCCCACCTATCTGCTTATCTTGTGGAAATGCTTCATCGAACATGTTTTTATCTGACATAGTTAGCCTCATATAGTTTGTAATATTTTCCTAATGGAAAATTGTATTGATGGTAGGTACCTAATAAATGCAGCGTTCCTTTAGATCTAGTGGCACCTGTATACCAAACCCTCAGTTCTTTTACCTTGTCCTGCAAATTCTTTTTGTCATAATGTGATGGAAAATTACATTTGCTTGCAAGCACAACATTATCTGCTTCTCCACCTTTGACCTGGTGTATTGTATCTATAATTATCTTTGGTGGTTGTGATAAGTCCACACCTTCTTTCATAAGCTTTTTAAAATATTGTTTATCTTTTTCTTTAAATTTTCTTTTAAAAGCATCTTCCCATTCACTTCTTTCATCTCTCATACCACATCTAAGATGTAATTCATCAAAATTAAACACTTGATTCGGGTGAGCAAAGCTCCACTTTTTACTTTCAGCTGACCGGTAGCCGTGATCTATGTTTAATAAATACTCATACATGACTGTAGCTTCGTCTCTCGTAATACTTCCACCCTCACATATTTTATTCCAATGTTGGATAGCTGCAAATTGATTCGGATCAAAGGACTTATTCCCCTTAACATCTTGATAATACAGCGATAAATTACGTGCCTCTTGCTGTAGCTCTCGCTTAACATCATTTATTCTAGCTAACACCATCCAAGACCCTTCCATATCCCAAGGTACTTTCTTGAGTCCGTTCCATCTGTAAATGGCCCCTTCTTTACCGTTAGAATAAAATTCTTTTTCTACTCGATTATCTCCCATAGAATTTAAAATACATTTAGAAAAGAAGTGTATGTTCTTATTTAATCGAACAGATTTTTTTAATATTAATTTTCTTCCAGGAAATGTTTGAAAGTGTTCTACCTCTGCACCATTCCATTCATAAATTGCTTGGTCATCATCGCCTGCAATGTAAACTCTCTCAACTGCTTTTGCTAACTTCACAACTAAATCCCATTGCAACGGTGTAAGGTCTTGAGCTTCATCCACCATCAATACTTTAAAAGGTATGGATACACCATCATCAATAAACTTTTGCACCATATCCGTAAAATCTAATCTGTCCGCTGTTCGGTGTCCGTTCTCCAGTTCCATTGTTTTAAATTCTTCGTATCCAGCAATAATAGATTTGAATTGCTGCAACCTCACCGCTTTTCTTGGCTGCTGTTTATATAACCACACAGGATCTACTTTCATATTTCTTGCTCGATCATATATTTGTAAGGACCAATTGTTATAAACTTTTTGTTCATCATGGCCTTCTTTGAAATTAACTTTGATAGTTCCATACTGTGTATGAAACATGAGCATATCTACTTTAGGATCTAAAACGGGAATCTCAGCAAACTGTTGTCGTGCCAAAGAATGTAAGGTTCTAAAATATTTAAAATCGTCTTCGTCATACTCTTTGAATCTTTTTCTAACCCTTGCAACACATTCATCAACCGCTTTATTGGTAAACGATATATAACAAATCTCATCGGGAGAGTATCCTTGTTTGAGATAGCGCTGCACACGCTTAAGTAAATTTTCTGTTTTTCCTGTGCCTGGTGGTCCAAAGATCTTAATTGTCTTCCCATGCAGCTTTTGCTTTAACGAAT